GACTGACGATTGCGTCCATCGCCTTCGGGTCGATGTTCTGGCTCGGGTGGCAGGTAAAGGGCACCGTCGCCGACTTCTCGCTGCAAGTGTCCAAAGTGGACAACCGACTAACCGCCCTTGAGGCTCGCCGCCCGATGCGGGATCAGCAGTTCGCCTCGATCGAGGCCACGAACGACGACCAAGGCCGCCGCATCACGGCGCTGGAGATCGCGAACACAACGGCGGTCATAGGGATCGGTTCGCTGCGGGAGCGGTTCGACCAGGGATTCGCCGATATCGTCAAGCGTCTTGACCGGATTGAGAGCGCCCAATGACCCGTGACGATATCATGGCCGTACAGCGGCTCCTGCGGGCGCTGGGGCGCGACGTGGCGATCGACGGTGTGTGGGGGCCTCAGTCTAGAGCGGCCACCAGCGAGGCGCTACGGGTCGCTGCGGGGGGCATGGCGACATCCGACGCGGGCGTGGGTCTCATCAAGGACTTCGAGGCGCTGCGGACCAAAGCCTATCTCGATGCGGTGAACGTGCCCACGATCGGCTACGGCCACACCAAGGGCGTCAAGATGGGCACGACCATCACCGCCGCGAAGGCCGAGGCGCTGCTGCGGGAAGACCTCTCCGAGTTCGAGGCCGGGGTCAATGACTCGGTGCTCGTGCCCCTGCGGCAGAACGAGTTCGACGCGCTGGTTTCCTTCTCGTTCAACGTCGGGACCGCGGCGCTCCGCAAATCTACCCTCATGCGGAAGCTGAATGCGGGCGACTATGAGGGCGCGGCGGCAGAATTCGCGCGGTGGAATTCTGCTGGCGGCACTGTGCTCGCCGGGCTGACTCGGCGCCGTGCCGCCGAGCGCGAGTTGTTCTTGGCGTAGTGCGCAGACCGGAGGGGAGTCGAACCCCTCACGCGCGATGGCTTTACCCCTTACGGCCCGCGCCCGCGCATTCTACCCCATCCCCGCCAGAAAGGAAAGCCCATGCGCTTCCTCGCGCTCCTGCCGTTGCTCGCCGCCTGTGACGGCAACCCCGCGTGCGATCCCCTCATGGACGAATACGACATGACCCGCGCCGAGTACGCCGCGACCCCCAGCCAGGAAGCGGCTGCGAAGGTCGAGCGCGCATGGCTCGCGATCCCCCACTTCTGCTCGGGACGGCCCGACAAGCCCCTCGGCTGAAGCCCCGCCGCACTGAGCGGCTTTTCACTGGAGACTACCAATGAAAGCGACCCTCCTCGCCGGGGCCCTTGGCCTCGTCGCTCTTGCCGGCTGTGCCGGCGGAGTTCTCCCCCCTGAGACTTGCGCATTGGCCCGCGACAACATGAAGCTGGCCGACGCTTCGATCGCCGAATACAAAGTGCAGTATCCGAACAACCCGCTGCCGGCCACTCTCCTGAGCAACTACGCCACCGCCAAGGCTCTGGTGGACGTGGTCTGCCCGCCTGTGGAGTAATCGACATGGAAATCGGACAGATGCGCAAGGCGATCGTCGCCGCCGCGCTCCCCCTCGCCTACGCCATCGTGCAGCAGCTCACCGGCATGGGTGATGGCCCGACCGGGGAGCAGGTTGCCGCTCTCAGCACGACAATGGGTAGCATCATGACCACCATCACCACGATGGGCGTGAGCGGCCTCCTCGTCTGGCTGATCCCGAACAAGCCGGCGTGAAATGAAAGACGCCCGCCACCGGCTCCTTTCCGGCGTGCGGGTGTCTGACCTTGTCCTGGAAGAACTGCGGGCGGCCCAACACAAGGGCCGTCCGCCCGAAGCCCTGTGGCTGCACCTCGCGGAGCAGTGGGCTACGTCCGCGCTCCAAGCGATTGTGGTCGCGTACTATGAACGGAAGAGGCGACGCGCGGGGTATCGGTGATGCTGTCAGACGACGCCAGCCGCGAACTCCACCGCATGATCTGGGGCGACCCCGGTGAAACCGTATCCTCGGCGCTCTGGCGTCGGCGGTACCACTGGCGGTGGGGCCTTGTCCGCGTGTGGGTGGACTTCATCGCATGGTCCGAGCACGGCGAGCCGTGGGGCCACTGCCGCCGAGCTTACGACGAGCACGTTTTGCGTGTCCTCGATGCCCCAGGGCGGGCCCGACGAGCGGGGTTATAGCTTGACGGTATCACCTGACGAAATGTGGGAGGCGTATCAGCGCCTCGGCAGTATGCGGAAGGTCGCCGCCGAACTTGGCGTTGCCCACTCCACCGCGCAGAAGTGGATCAACCGCCGGCTTATCGAGGAAAGCCTCTCGCCCGGCATCCGGGACGCCCTCGCCAAGACCGGGATATCGCCCGACCATGCCCGCTTCGGCTACCGGCGGGTGAAGCAGGACGACGGCTCCTTTAACACCGTCATGTGGAAGATCCCTGAGCCGCCCCCGGAGAACGCCGCAGAGCGCATCCGCGAGGCTCTGGAGGGGATGGATGCCGCCGCGCTCATCCCCGCCCCCACGGACGCGGACAGCGACCTCCTGCGGCTTGTGGGGATCGCCGATCTGCACCTCGGCCTTCAGGCCAGTGCTGCCGAGACGGGCGAGAGTTACAATCGCCCCGTGGCGATGCAGCGCGCCCGCGCCGCGGTTTCGTCGCTCTTGCAGGGACCAACCGCCAGCACCCTGGTTCTGTTGTTCGCGGGCGACACGTTCCACGCCAACGACCAGACCGCCCTGACACCCAAGAGCAAGAACGTCCTCGACGTGGACGGCAGCTATTTCGACGCCCTCGCCGATGGGGTGCAGCTTGCCGCCGAATGCGTGGAAATGGGGGCGTTGACGCATGAGCGCGTCGAGGTCGTTATCCTCCCCGGCAACCACGATCCCGCCTCCGCGCTGGCGCTCATGTTCGCCCTCGCCGAGCGATACCGGGACAACCCGCGGATTCACGTCGAGCGGTCCCCCGCCCTCATGTGGGCAATGAGCTGGGGCATCTGCTTGCTCGGCGCGCACCACGGGCACGACGCCAAGCCGGAAGACCTCGCCCATTCGCTGGCCGAACACCCCGATTGGTCAGCCTGCCGCTATCGCTACATGAAGACCGGGCACCGGCACAAATACGCCACAATGATGATCGGATCGGTTGAGTGGGAGAGCATGGCGTGTGTGACGAGCCGGGATGCATGGGCGGCGGGGCGGTCGTTCGTGACTCGACCGGCGGTGAGGGCGTCCACATACCACAAGCGCAGAGGCGAGGTGTTCCGGGCGACCGTCAACCTCTGAGGCTTGCTGCGCGATGAATCAAGCCCCGACCTATCGGCAAGCCCTCGACGCCTACTGGCGCGCTCGGGAGGCCGTCGCTGTATTGGCAACGGACAAGTTAACCGACGCCCTCATAAAGGCGGTGCGGGATTTGGACGCGGCGCACAAGCGGGATCAGGCGTGTCAGACGCCCAGTGGTAGGGCCGTCTAAAGCCCCAGACGCGCAACCGCAGACGGCGGACGCCTAGCACCACCCGTCCGCGTGGGCGGACATGGCATAAGTCGGGGTGCCTCCCCAGCAACGGCCTGGCCAGGTAAATCCTGAAGCCCGGCAGGCTCCAGAGCAGACCACGCAACTTCTCGCGGATCGTCGGCGGGCGTGGACGGTAGGCGTCGAAGGCGTCCATATAGACCTTGGACGCCTCATGGGCCGATCTCATCTCACTCCTCCTTCGCGTCATGCGAAGGGGGGCGGTAGCCGGCGGAGAGCACTGTCCGCGCCATCGCCTTCAGCGTCCCGAACGTGAGCACCCCGTGCTTGTCGGCGAGGACCATCGCCAGTGCGATCTCCTCCTCGGGAGTGAATGCGTCCGGCTTTTGTACGTACACCCCGCCCATCCTCTCACTCATCTCACTCCTCCTTCGTGTCACCGCACCCCCACATCCCCGCCCGTGCCGAACATCTGCCCTAGCACGGCCATCCCGACGATAAACACCAGGAACAGCAGCACCACGACCACGAAGACGGTCTTTCCGGTCATCTCACTCCTCCTTCTGATTTTTTTCGTCGCACCGCGCAGAATTTACATCGGGCATTTCGCCAACCTTTCCAGTCATGTAACTAGGCCCCGGTCTACTGGTGACGCCATTGTAAATGCTCGGCTATTTCGCCGATCCGCCGCGGGAATTTTTTGAAATGTTCCGCCGCAGGCGTTCCACATTCCCCCCGGCTTTGTTCCCCTCGATCTTCTCCATCGCACTCCCCGCCGCCTCGGCCCGGTCATATGCCTTCGTGTAGATTTGGGCGGATGCGATCTCCGTTTGCCCCAGGACGGCCATGATCTCGTGGGGGGAGCATCCCGCCTGTGCGAGCCGCCGTCCAAGGGCCTTCCGTAGCCCGTGAAGGCTCAGGCGATGGCCATTCACGTCCTTGTCCCCGAGCGCGGCGGCAACGCACCAGCGGCGTATATCGATGGCCAGTCCGGCTGGGTTCCGCACGGTTCCGTCCTTGGTTTGGAGGAATGTCATCTGCCCCGGCAGGGCCTGCCCAAGCTCTCTGGCGAGAGGCGGTAGGATCGGGATATCAACCACGACCCCCGTCTTTTGACGGCGATACGTGATGCGCTCGCCCTGGACATTTGGACGCCCGAGGCGAACCAAATCACCACGGGCCGCGCCCGTGTAGAGCGCGAGTGTGAAAGCAAGGCGCGGAAGCGAGCCAACCGGCCAGTGCTCTTCAAAAGCGGATATCTCATCTTCCCTCCACGTCCTGATCCCGTCCGCGTGCCGGGGCTTGAGCGGCCCGACCTTCTCGGCGGGGCTGTGGGCGATCATCTCCAAGTCAACCGCGTAGGCGAGCAATCCGCGAATGGTGCTCAACCAGTTCGAGGCCGCTCCGGGTGTCACAGCCATGCTGTCGCGCATCGCTATGATGTCGCCCCGGCGCAGGTCCGCGACCATAAAGCGGGCGTTCGCCGCGAGAAACTGCGCCAACACCCGGTCGTTCTTTTCGAGCGTCCGCGTGCTCCAGGCGAGCACGCGCGGCGACTGGCGGTAGCGCAGGATCAACTCGGCGAAGCTGCCGGGGATGGGCTTGGTTCTGTACGGGCCGCGGGTCATTTTGGCGGCTGCGGGACGAGCTTCATGTTGCGGTCGCGTATCTCCTGCGCCACGACTTGCCCGAAATATGCCAGATCGGCTGCTGCATCGACGTGCAGACAGACCATGTCTACCTCCTCGTCCGGCATCCCGCCCGAGCTACACGTCCGCAGATAGCTCTTGATCGCGGCATACACCGCGTCGTCAATCCAAGTCCTCATTTCCCCCTCCCCGTTCCGAATTGCGGACGCACGACCTTATCCCCCTCGGCCCGCACGTGCACCCGGTAGGTGCCGCCGCGCGTGACCTCGACGGTTGCCTCAGACCAGCCCTGCTCGCGGAGGGATGCCGTCACCTTCAGCGTCTCGGCGATCAGCTCCGCGCGGTCGGTCACCCCCACCACTCCCTCTGCCACACCACGACAGTCCGCCATCCCCAGCGTGTGCGGGAGCGGTAGCGTAGGACGCGACCGGTGCGGCGGCTACGCATCGGGCCGGCGCTTCCACAGAACGTTGCCCGCCATGTCCTCGATTTGCGAGACGTGCGGGTTTATGCGGCCGTGATCCTCCGGTTTGCATCGGTCGCTCGGCTCAATCGGATACCAGTCGCCGTTGGCGACCCGCATGATCCAGATGCGCGGGGTTTCGTCGCGACCGGTGCGGTTCATCGGCGACAGACCCTCTCGCGCGTCCACGCTGGCGGCTTATCGACCTCACCCAGCAGGTACGCCAAGCCCTCGGCTGGGACGACGCGGATTGCCCACCCGTAAAGGGTAGTTGCCGCGACCATGCGTACCCAGAAGATCAGTCGTTTGAACGCTCTGGAAGTCTCGTCCATCACCCCTCCCCTTGCTGTGCGCTCAGGGCGGCTGTGATGGCGGCGCGCATGGACGCCCTGACACGGTCCGCGCCAGTAGACTCGTCCCACTGATAGCCGTCGCCGTCGAAGAATGCCTCGCACGCCAGCTCGACCATCGCCTCCGTCACCAGCTCGAAGGCATCGTTCGTGTCGGTCATGGCTTCCACCCCTTCACGCTCAGAAGGCCCTCGGCGGCCATGATGGTTTGCGTCTCGCATACGGCGCGGAGGATGCTCGCCGGCTCGGCATTGCCGCTCTCCTGCCAGGTGTGGCAAATGGCGCATCCGTAGAACCCGAAAAAGTCCGGCCCCTTGGTCGCGATGCCGCTGTTGATGCGGACGTGGCAGAACACGACTGTTTCGGGGCCGGCGCACGAGTAGGCCCATCGGGCGGTGCAGGCGCGGCCACGGGCGCTGTCGGTCAGGGCCTTGGATTTGATCCTGACCGGTTTGGGCGCGGGGCGTATCGGGCGCTCACAGTAGGGGCATGGCCCAGCACCGCCATAGCAACGGTCGTGAGAGTTTACGCATACTCGGTCAGTCATCTCGCACTCCCAAACCCGCGCTGTGCGGCGTTCTGGCTGGCGTTTACCGACCTCCAGAACTCAATCGTCGCCTGCGCCGCTTCCCGCTCGGCCTTCAGCGTCTCCGCGTCCCGTGTGGCTGCGAAAAGATCGTCAATCGCCACGAGGTATGCATCGCTCGCGTAGGCTTCCCGCTCCTGTGCCGCGGCTGACTTCTCGTCGGACGACTTCATGCCCAGAGCCTTGATGTGCCGCAGCATGGCCTCGGCGCGGACGGCCTCGGCTTTGGCGGTGCCGAGTTTGCCGGCGGTGGAGATCATGTACTCCACCGCCTTCTCAGCGCGCTCCTGGTCGATCATCCGCCAACGTTCCCGGTCGCGACCATGCGCTCGCTTATGTCGGCAAAGTCGCGCGTATCCTCGCCGCGGACTCGCGCCCGCGCCCTGGCAATGCCATTGACCAGAACCGGCTTTAGGTCGGCGAATTGCCCCATCCATGCGGTGACGGGTCGCCGCGATGCGATATATTTCTCCAGCCAGTTCTCGGCCTTGTATTTGTCGAGGTCTTCCAGGAACTGCACCAGCAACGCCTTCGCCTTCTCTGGCGTGGTTGCCCCCACAGGCAACCGGTCAATGACGCCATCCTTCCACGAGGCGAGGTTGGCGCTATCCTCGTCGGTGGTTATGGAGTGGTCGCGCGGTTCGGTGACCTCACCCGTCTCGGGGTCGTGAGGGGGCCCCAGCGACTGGCGGAACGCCTCGCGCTGGGCCTCGATGGGCTGACGCTCGGCCAGCGCCTCACGCTTTCGCTCCACCCCGTCCATCTCGTTGGCGCTGGCGAACTCGCCGCCGTTCAGACCAATCCCCGCGAGCGCGCGCCCGATGGCGCTCGTCTCGGCGTTCTCCAGCGCGGAGGTGGTGTTGACGTTGCCCTTCCCGCGGATTTCCTCGGCGAAGCCGGTCGCGAGGATCGTGCCGTCGTATTTGCGGATCGTCGCTTTGACCACGATCGGGGAGCCGTTCTCGGGCGCCCACTGAATGATTTCGGTTTCGGTGCCGAAGCCGTCCCCGAGGTGACGGCGGGCGATCTCGTTTCGGACGGCAACGCTGGTGTATTTCTTGCCGGCGCGCATGGAGACGCCCCTGGCATTCTCAGCCTTGGCGGCTTCAATCATCGCGGTCCAGTTGCTCACTTCTGTCACGTTTGGTATCCTCTCAAGTGGACGCGGCGCGCCCGTACCGGTCTGTTCTCCCCGGCCATTCGCGATATCGCTGCCAGGCGCGCCGCTCCCCCGCCGTGCGGGAGGTCTTCGTTCAGGGTGCCCCCGGTGCATCGCTTGAGGGGGGCTCTGCGTACTACACCGGGGGCGTTCCGGCGCGGGGGGATGCGCCGGAATGGGTGTTCATGAACCGGCTTGCGCCAGCGCGCGGGCTCGGTGCTGGGTGAGCAGCGCGTGGGCCCAGATGCGATCCGCCTCGATGATCTCCTCGATGGCGATGCGGGCGTCCGGCGGGAGGCTGTGGTATTCCATGAAAGCCTCGATCTTCGCCTCGCGCTCGTCGTAGGCTTCGCGGCTGGTCATGACGGCCATCCGATGAAGGTTAGGATGGGAAACACCGCCCATCGCAACCACACCGCCGTCACCACTATTAGTGTAGTGGCGCCGGCCAGTATGAATGTGGCGATGGGAAGCACTCGGAGGACGCCTAAGAACATCACTTGCCCCCCAGAAGACCACCGCGACCGGCGGCGATCATGTCCGCACGGTAACTGGTGCTGTCGTATTCGCGGGGCCCGTCTTCCTCAGCCTCCTCGGCGGGTTCGAAAATCTCCGCGAGGCTGGTGAACTTGCGCCGCGCGCTCTCTAGCAGGATGGCGCGTGTCTCCTCGCTGGCGAAGGCCGCTTCGGTGAGGTCATCGAGGAGAGCCATTGCTGTGGCCATTGCGCGGTGGCGGTCTATGTCGGTCATCACAGCCCCTCGACCAGAACGGCGGCGCGGATCATTCCGGCTCGCTCCAGGAGACATCCCGCCGGCAGCGCCTCGGCGTCGGCCCGGATAATCGCGGCGATGACGGCGATGGTTTCCTCCGGAGTCTCGGTCTCGCGGTACAGGGCGAGCGCGGCAGCGAGCTTAGTCCTGCCGAAGCCGTCGCGGCCCTCCTCCTCGCGCCCATTGAACCCGGCGCGCCAGTCGAAGGCGCGGGTCGGGATGGGCGGGTTCTCGTGAGTGAAGATCACTTCGGGCATCACTCGGGCTCCTTGGCATAGGTCGCGCCCGTCATGCGGACGAGGGCGAGGGGGTCGCTGCCATCCTCGACGGCGGCGGCGGCGGCACGGTAGCGGGCATCCTTCTCGGCCATGATCTCGTCCAGATCGGGCGGTTCGTCGTCCGCGCACTCATGGCAGTCGGCCCAAACCCAACCGTCGAAGTCGTAGAAGCCCCGTTCGCCGCCACAGTTCGGGCAGTCGGGATTGTTGCCGTAGACGATCGCGTTCATGGCGAATTGGTCGCGGTTGAAGAGCATCACGCCCACCACACCGCATAGGCAATCCACGGGGCGACGATCGCGATGCCGTAGATCAGGAGCCAGCCGATGGGGTCGCCCGAGCGGGGCAGTTCCTCGTCAAGGCGGGCGAGGCGGTAGTCGTTCATGTGAATGATGGGTGCCATCACGCGGTCCTTTCCATCAGACGCCGCGTCACGCTGACGTAGCGCCGGGCGCCGTTGCGCCGCATGAGGCGGATGCAGCGACCGCGAAGGTATGTGCCGAAATGCCGGCGGCGGAAGGCGGCAATCGCGAGCGAGCTGGTCCGGTTCATCTGATCCCCCTATCTCGCCGGCCCGGTGGGGCGGCATGGGGAGACATTATCAGAATTTCTGGCGTCGTCAACAGATTTTTTGATACGAGATGATTCGAACTTTTGACATAGCGCCACCGTTCGATTCGCGCTATGCGGGAATCACCAATGACAGCCCCGACGGAATCGGGGGCTTTGCCTAGGGAGCTAACGGGTGAGCGTTTGGGTGGTGAGGCTCGCTGTGCGAGCGAGTATGTTAGGCGTCAATCTGAACTGGATTTTCGATCCCGTTCACTCTGCACGGCTTCAAGCGCAAAGAGCAGGTTCATCTGCACGTCGCCTGGTAGCTGTGGCGTTTGACCCATCAGCAGGAAGTTAAAGTCTATCCGCGCCACGCGATAGAGCACCTGCATCGCGTCCACGCTGGGGTAGTTCTCCCCCCGCACCGCGTTCCCGATCGCTCCCTGTGTCTTGCCGATCATGCGGGCAAGCTCGGCCTGCTTCAGGTTCGCGACTCGAAGGGCGGCGGCCAGCCGAAGGCCGACCGCCTTCTCGCTGGCGTCGCCGGGACGCGATAATTCTTCGAGGCGCTTGAAGTCCATATCGCGGTACATGCCGATAAAAGCCTCACTCGGTAAAGCGCAGCATTTATGGCGTGCCGCCGCCTAGGTTTTCTGTTGCAAGGCCAGAAAATCTGATATACGTTCGTTGCCATGAGCAACGTGAAATCCACCGTTTCCGCCCTTGGCCGCGCCCGGATCGCCCGTGAAGTCGGCGTGACTGTCGCGGCCGTGGGCAACGCAATCGCCGAGGGGAGATTCCCGGCGAGCTGGTACGGGGTGGTTTCAAAACTCTGCGCCGACGCCAGCATAGAATGCCCGCTCACCATCTTCGCGATGAAGGGTATCACGGAAACGGAGAGCGCAGCATGACCGCGCCCTCCGCACCCCACCCCGCAACCACTCAATCAACAACACTGGTACTCCGCGAGGCAGAACCTATCGAGCCACCGCATTGGCAACATAGGGGCTAAATCTTGGCGTATTTGTCCAATTCGTACATCGCTCATCGACATGCATCCCGAAGCCGCGCGGTGGTCGATCGCCTTCTGAGGCTGGTCTTCCCCGCGCAATCCGAACGGGCCATCGCCGAGCGCGCCGCGCCGGTTCTCGGCCTCTCCGAGCGTCACGTCCGCCGCCTCCTGCGGCAGGAGCACGACGCCAGCGTCACCACCTTCGTGACCCTCATGCTCCTCGCGGGCTTTGAGGTTGCCACGGACCTCGTTTACGGGAGCGACCGCATCCAATGACCAGATGGCTCTGCCGCGTGTGCGCATTCATGCGCCTTCGTCTCACCGAGAAGAGGGCTGCGGCAGAAGCTCGGCGGGACAAATTCGTCCCGTGAGACGCGATCCCGACTGGACCCCGATCAATCGAGGCACCGAGGCGATCCGCACCGAGGTTGCCCAGCGTCTCGGCATCGTCCCCCACCAGAACATCCGCGGCGACCTTCTCGTCACAGCCCGCGTTCGGACGAACGAAGTGCTGCGGGCCGAGTACGACAAGCGGCACCCGAAATGACCTCCGCACCCCCGCCTGTGGGTGTGTCGAGCACGGCGCGGCCTCCCCTCCTCGGCCAGCGGCGTGAAACTGCCGGCGGGGGTAAAACCTCGCCGGCCCCTTTCGGGAGGGCGGCATGACCGAGCGCCGCTACGTCTGTGTTCATGGGGAGCGCCACATAAGGCGCGAGGTAGCCGAGGCCCACGGCATCACCTCCACCACCCGCGTCGAGCCCGAGCTGATGCGGCAGGTGGTCGCGGAATCGCTCGACCTGGACCGTCCGTGGGTGAGGGAGCGGTCGTGAGCCGTAGAGCCGCGCGCATCGACGCGAACCAGCCCGATATCGTCAATGCTCTCCGCAAGGTCGGCGTCACCGTCTGCATCACATCCCACGTCGGCGGCGGGTTCCCCGATCTGGCGGCATCCTACCGCGGCAAGATGATCTTCCTTGAGGTGAAGGACGGCGCCAAGCCCCCGTCCCGCCGCAAACTGACGCCCGCCGAGGCCGACTTCCACCGCGACTGGTCAGAGCACGTCGCCATTGTCGAGACCGTAGAGCAGGCGCTCGCGGCGGTGGGGGTGGTATGACCGTCACCATCCTCACGGGCGACTGCCGCGACGTGCTGACGACCCTGCCGCCGGCAAGCGTCCAGTGCTGCGTCAGTTCCCCCCCCTACTTCGGCCTGCGCGACTACGGGCACAACGGGCAGATCGGGCTGGAGCAGACGCCGGACGCCTACGTCGCCGAGATGGTGGCGGTGTTCCGCGATGTCCGGCGGGTGCTGCGCGATGACGGGACGCTCTGGCTCAATCTCGGGGACAGCTACGCCGGCAGCGGCAAGGGCGTCTGGAACGCCAGCGACGAGCGCAAGGCCGCCGCGAAGGAGACCTATAGGCCGAGCATGAGCGTTCACTCCGCGAAGGCCCCGGACTGCCTCAAACCGAAAGACCTCATCGGCATCCCGTGGCGTGTCGCCTTCGCCCTGCAAGCGGACGGCTGGTATCTCCGGCAGGACATCATCTGGTCGAAGCCCAACCCGATGCCGGAGAGCGTCACCGACCGCTGCACCAAGGCGCACGAGTACGTCTTTCTCCTGACGAAATCCGCTCGCTATTTCTACGACGCGAAGGCGGTGGCGGAGCCGGCGGTATATCCCGGCGACGACAGGCACACCCGCACCGACACCCGGAAGGATGTGGACCCGTTCTGCGCCGACAACGGTAGCCGCGCTCGCACCGGCAACGCCACAGGCGAAACCCGCAACCGCCGCTCCGTCTGGCCCATCGCCACACAGCCCTACAGCGGCGCTCACTTCGCCACCATGCCGCCGGAACTCGCCGAGACGTGCATCAAGGCGGGGAGCAAGCCCGGCGGCATGATCCTCGACCCGTTCGGCGGGGCCGGCACAACCGCCCTCGTCGCCGACAGGCTCCAGCGGGACGCAACCATCATCGAACTCAACCCGACCTACGCCGTACTCGCCCGCAACCGCATCAACGGGGAGGCGGGACTGTTCGCCCCGGCCGCCGAATGAGGCTTAAACGCATCCGCTGGAAGGGCCACGAGCGCGCCATAACCCGCGACCGATATGACATCCTCAACTGGCTACAGACCCGCGGGGCGACCGTCTCGGCGTGGATGCTGGTCTGGGAGGTGCGGTGGTGACCGGCTACCTCCACGCCCTCGTAGAAGACGCCGCCCGTGAGGCGGGATGCACCGTGGCGCAGATGCTTGGAGCGCAGAAGAACCGGCGCGTTGTGGCGGCGCGGTGGCGGGTGATCCGCACTGCCTATGGTGACGGATTCAGCAGCGGGGAGATCGGTGCCGCGCTGAACATGGAACCATCGAGCGTTCGCCATGCTCTTAGCACAAACGCGGTGCCGCACGCAAATACGGGCGGGCGCCGTCCCCGTTATCCTTCTTATCCACAGGCAGAACACACACGCGCGGTCTCCGTACATGCGGTATAATGGCGGGCAGAAACTATGGTTGAGGCTATGGCCGGCACTATCCGCGTCTCTCGCGACTTCTTTGACGACGGCGCGTTCAAGGGCGAGCCGTTCACAGAGCGCGAAGCGTTTCTCTGGATGATCATGGAAGCGTCGTTCAAACCCCGCGAGAAAAGGATAGGCCGAGAGAGCGTCACCTTGGAGCGCGGGGAGTTCGCCGCGTCCATCCGGTTCATGCAAAAAGCATGGGGCTGGGCCTCCACTCGGCGCGTTCATTCGTTCATTTGTGCGCTGCAAAAGCGGAACATGTTGCGGAACGCTGCCGGAACGGGCTTCTCCGTCATAACCCTTTGCAATTACGACAAATACCAGAGCGAAATTTCTGAAGCGGAACGCGAGCGGAACGCGAAAAGGAACGCTCGCGGAACGAACGAGAATAAGGATGTAATAAGGGAAGAGAAGGAAGAGAGCGCGCGCGATGCGCTCGCCCATGTTGTCGGCCCCGAATTGGCCGATGCCTTCGTCTCTCACAGGATTTCCCTTCGCTCGAAAATGAGCCCCCACGCGGGGAAGCTCATGGCGACCGAACTCGCCACCATGTCTGACCCTAAAGCCGCCATCGAGAAGGCGATCATGCGGGGCTGGAAGGGCGTCTTTGAAGACCAAGCCCCCCTCAAAATGGAGACTGGCCGTGGCCGACCTACCCGCATTGAGCAGGACGTTGACGCCTGGATTGCCGGAGCATCTCGCGGCGCCGGCGGCGCGGGTTGACCACCGGGTCTGGATTGCCGGCGCGATCCGTACCTTGCTCATGGTCTACTCGGACTTCCCGACCGATCCGCGGGTAGCCGCCGAGATGGGGCGGATGTGGGCCGACGACCTGGAGTGGTTCCCCCGCGACGTGATCGAGGGCGCGGTCAACCGCCACCGCCGGAGCGAGACGCGCAAGCCCACCCCGGCTGCCATCATCGCCCTGTGCCGCGAGGCAATGCCGAAGCCGCGCGCGGTGCCGCAGATCGAGGCGCACCGCCAGCCGGTCACGAAAGAGCAGGCCGCCGCCATCCTTGAAGCCAACGGCTACGGCGACATCGTGCGCCGCATCCCCCGTGACTGATCCCCTCAGGAGGACCGCATGACTCGCATAGACATCATCAGCATCGCCGCCGGGGTTGGCATCCCTACGGCCTTCATCCTGGCGCCGGGGATGTTCTTCCTGGCCCTGTTCCTCTTCGTGCTCTTCGGTCCGCTGTGGGGGACGGTGAAATGACCCCCACCCGCGCCGAAGACGACCGCCTGCTCGACATGGTTGCCCGATCCCACCGCCGGGAGAGCAGCGCCGCCATCGGCGAGCGGCACGGGGTCAAAGCGAGCTACGTCCGCACGCTCCTCAACCGGGTCAAACGTGACCTTGCCCTTTCAGAGGCCGAAGCATGATCGCTGCTCTTCTCATCCTCGCCCAAGGCTTCCCGCCCCCAGCACCGCAGGGAGAGCCCCCTCGCTGCGCCCCCCGCTCGCAAATCGTCTACCGTCTCGCGAACCAGTTCGGCGAGTTCGCCCGCTGGCAGGGCCTCAACCCCCAAGGCGCGATGGTTGAGTGGTTTGGCGACGAGGAAGACGGCTCCTGGACCCTCGTAGTCACCACCCCGAACATGCAGTCATGCATGATGGCCGAGGGCGGCGCGTTCTCGGAGTCCATGCCCAACCCCGACGCCGGGAATGACGACCCCCACGCCGAGAATGGCCCAGCATGAGGATGGCCATCTTCGCCGTGGGCCTGATCGTGCTCTTTGTCGCCGCTAGTTGGCTCGTGTTCATCCTGATCGCCACGTTGCTTTTTGGGAGCGCCGCGAACGCTTCGGCCGCGCAATCGGACCTGTGCCTGGTTCTGGTGCAGGACACATCCTCATCCCTCGACACCGCCGAGTTCGAGACCATGCGCACCGGCTTGGCGGGCACACTCATCGACAGCCGCCTAGCCTCGGCTTTCGGCTCCGCGCGGGTGCAGGTCATGGTCGTGACCTTCGGCGGCGTCTCGTCTCAGTCGATCGTGGTGGACTGGTTCACGGCCAACACGGAAACGCTCCGCAGCGCCGCGGCGACCATCACCGGAATGGAGCGTGAGAGCGACGGCACCACGGCGACGGGCGAGGCGATCAACTTCGCGATGGAACAGCTCGATCGCGTCTCCTGCTCCAGCGAGGTCATCGACATCGCGACGGACGGGGAGAGCAATTCGGGCCGCTCGCCGGCCAGCATTACCGCCGAGATCGACCCCAACGCGGTGCAGATCAATGGGCTCGTGGTGGGAAAGCCCGAGGACGTGGCGCGGTTCGAGGCTCTGATTCAATTCGGCTTCGGCGCGTTCACGGTTCACGCTGAGGACTACGACGATTTCGGGAAGGCCATGCTGCGGAAGCTTTCGCGGGAAGTCAGCATGAATACCGGTGGCGCCGATGCTTTGCTCTGAAACCATCGAGGGAATACTAACTGCGCATCATGCTGGAGAAAGCAATAGGTTTATCGCTCTTCAGTTCGGTGTGTCCTCAACGACGGTTCACCGCGTAGCAAACGGGTGGAGGCCAAAGGTCTGGCAGCCGCGCCAGTTTAGGGCCACCCTGATGGCGACGGCACATTCAGAAGATCGCTTTCGCACCCGAGTTGCGGCGGAGGCCGCAGCGGTGGCGCTCTACAACGATCTCTCAATTCGCGACATAGCCCGCGAACTGGACACGACCGCCGCCTTCGTTCAAACCGCTGCCGCTAAGGCTGGCCTTCCGCCGCGGCCAGTCGCCGATACGCCAGGACGCTCATCCTCCGCCCAGTGCCGGACAAATAATGGGTCGGCGTTCCGCAAGCTCACGGCGGCGCAGGTTGTAGACCTACGGGAAAGTTATGCCGCCGGCATCCCCACAAAGGCGCTCGCCGAGCGTTACCGCGTGGCACAGCGGACGGTCTGCACGATTGCCTTCGGTGGCACTTACAAGTGGGTGCCTGGCGCTCTGCCCCCTGAGATGAAGCGGCAGGGGAGGCGGGGCTGATGGGCAGAGATCGCGCCCCTGTGGATGAGGCTGTCTTCACGAGGCTTTGGATGGCTGGTGTTTCCGGCGAGGCCATCGCCGCGCGGTGTGGGATCGCGGTGGGCAGTGTAACGAAAATCCGCCGCCGGTTTGGGCTGGCGCCGCGTTGGGGGCGCCGCGATCCCAATACCCCCCCTGAGAAGCCAGCCCCGGCGAAAACCTACGCATCGGTTCAGGAGTTGGTTGCCCACGGCATGACCCAGCGCCAGGCCCTGTGCGAGTTCCACAGGAGGCGCGCATGAGGGTCAGTCCGAGCATGGTCGCTGAAATGCGCTGCATGATTGCGGACGGCCTCCCGTGCAAGACAGTCGCTGGTCGTCTTGGGGTAAGCGAAAAGGCCGTTCGCCTCCACACCCCCGGCGCGGTCGCCGCGCGCATATCGGCGAAACGCGCCGCCATGACACGCCTATGGGCGCAGGGTCTGAAGTGCTGGGAGATTGGCGAGGCATTAGGAACGTCCAAGGAATACGCAGCCGTAATGGCCCGCCGCCTTAACCTTCCGCGCCGCCGGCCAATCAAGGAGCCAGCATGATGATGCGCTTTGACCCATCAATCCTCATAGCCCGCACCCGCGCCGAGGCGTTCGAGGAGGCGGCGCAGTTGGCGGAACAAACGGCGGCACCGTTCACGGCATCCGCCATCCGAGATCACGCAGCCGGTCGGGACAATCTTGTGATGCGCCACATCACTGCAAAGTTGTCTCGTCGCGACAACCGCATCACCGACTGCATCGAGATCGACACCCCCTACCCCCTCGCCGACAGCGGATTGGACGGGATATGACGCCGACGCTTTGCCCCCGCTGCGGAGGCCACATCGATCGGTGCAAGTGCGCCGAACTCAGGCGGGAGGGGATGATAATGGCGGCCGGCTGGTGCGCGCAACAATACAACGCGGACAAGGGCGAGCTTTTTTACGACGCAATGGACGGCATCCGCGCCCTCGCTCGCAAACCGGAGCCGCTATGACCAAGCCCCGCCGCAAGCCGGCCTCTCCCACGCCCCTGGAGCCACCACAGAAGCCCACACCTGAGGCCCTGGTACACGGGGACTACACCCAAGGCGACGGCGGCGCACGGGCCGTCTGGACGAACGCGGCACAGAACATGCTCGGGCGCCTCTACGCGGCCAAGTCCATCACCAAGCGCGAGTTCGCGGGCGGGTGGGCGTTCACCGAGACCTACACCGTCGTCTGGGGCAGCGGGAGCAACCGCGACCCCCTCGACATGGGGCCTCGAGGCGGCACGGTCCACGAGACGGAGGGTGTCGCCGAGCGCATGGCCCGCTGCCGCGCCCGCCTGCATACCGTTCTCAACCGCGTAGGCCCGAAGGCGTACTCCATGCTCGTCAGTGTGTGCGTGTTCAACGAAAGCATCGGGCACGCCAACAACCAAGCCGGCAAGGATCGCCGGGTCACGTTCAAGGCCGCTCTGCGCGAGTGCGCGACGGCATATGGGTTAACGGAGGAAGCAGCATGATAACTGATGCACGGTTGCGGGAATTGGTCATTGAAGCGTCAGCGCGCCCAATCACCACGACCTCGGACCTAGTGAGCAACATGCACATGCTCTTGGCGGCATGGCGTGAGAAGACCCGCCAGCTACAGGAGAGCCGCGACGAGGAGGGCGCCGGCGCATTCTTCGGAGCGAGGTTCGCGCTGGAGTATGACGAAGACCATGACGAGATTTGGGACGACGACGATGGCGCTTGACATCTCCGCGCGTCTCGGTATCCTTCCGGCACGCTCAAAGAGCGCGGCCCCGGCAGAAATGTGCGGGGCTTTTTCCGTTTCAGGGAGCCGCGACCGCTCAAACCGGCGCGGATGACCGAATGAACCAGCCGACAATGCGCGACCTGTACCGCGACCTCGCGGATCGGAGGGCCAGCGGAAAGATGGATGAGGCAATCGCCTCATATCGCGATATGATCGCCCGCCTTCCCTTAGTGTCGCCGACCATGGCCGCGATTCAAGCGTATGCCCGAGACCGCGACCGTGGATAATCAAACCCCCGGCAAACGCGTCGGCTCGGGCCTGGCTGGCCCAGGACGCCCCAAAGGCAGCGTCAACAAGGTCACAGCCGCCGCGAAGGACGTTATCGCGCAGGCAGCGGCTGAACTCGGAGGCAAGGATCGCCTTGTCTCGTGGGTGAGAGAGGACGCACTGAACGAGCGCGCCTTCTGGGCGACCATCTACCCCAAGCTCCTGCCGCTGCAGGTTGCCGGCGACCCGAACGCCCCGCTCGCCATCGAGTTCCGCACGATCTACGAGAGCAAGCCATGAAACGTAACGCCCGTAACGGAGCGTAACGAAATGACCATTACGAACGCCGAGCGGCAGAAAGCCTACCGCCGCCGCAAGGGCGCCTACGCGAACCTAGACCCAGCCGAGAAGTTGGCCGCCCTCGACGCGGGGATAATCGACAGGAGCCGCAAGCTGCGCGACGACATGTCGCCGTCGCTTGACCGGCTCATCGACCGTCAGGCCATCCTGATCCTGATCGATGAACTCTGGCAGACGCGGGCGATGAACTCCACTGCGCGGATGAGGCTGCGCGAGATGGTCGCCCCATGACCGTCGCCGAACTCATGGCGATCCTTGCCGAGTTTCCACCTAGCGCGGTTGTAGCCGTCTATGAGCGCGATTGGGATGAGCGGCTGCTCAGTGTGGTCGGCGTCTCACTGGAGACTGTCAAGGATGACGCCGGTTATCCCGGCGCGTTCTATGCCGACCCGAAAGGCACCATTGGTTTGGTGGTCCTGTCCTGATACACGAGTTTAGGGTCCGCTGGTATCAGCGGGCATTCCACGAAGCACTCGTTGGGGACAGGTACGACCGGGCGATAGCTGTATGGCATCGGCGGGCAGGCAAGGACGAGATCGTCCTCAACGCGTTGCGTGACCACAGCAAGAAGCGGGTCGGCACGCACTGGCACTGCCTCCCGGAATACGCCCACGCCCGCAAGGTGCTGTGGAGCGCCATCAACGCCAAGACCGGCAAGCGCCGCATCGATGAGATATTCCCGCACGAAATCCGCGAGACGACGCGCGAGCAGGAGATGTTCATCGGGTTCAAGTGGGGCAGCAGCTTCCAGCTGATCGGCTCCGACGCCTACGACGCCACGGTGGGCGCCGGCCCCGTGTGGATTTCGTACTCGGAGTACGCGCTCGCCAACCCCAGCGCCTGGGCCTACCACCGCCCGATGTTGGAGGAGAGCCAGGGCAAGGCCGCCTTCATCTCGACGCCCCGCGGCAACAATCACCTCAAGTCGCTCTTCGACTACGCCGCCAAGACCCCGCGGTGGTTCGCCGAGCACTTGAGCGTCGAGGACACGGGAGCGCTGACGCAGGAGCAGCTAGACGAGGCGCTGCAAGAGTATCAGGCGCTCTACGGCATCGACTTCGGGCGGGCCTATTTCGAGCAGGAATACCTGTGCTCGTTCTCAGGCGCGATGGTCGGCGCTTACTTCGGCGCGGAGATGGCGAAGGCCGAGCGCGAGGGCAGACTGCGCCCGCTGCCGATCGACCCCGGCTTGCCGGTCCACACGGTTTGGGATCTCGGCAAGGCGGTGAACAACCCGATTTGGTGCTTCCAGGTCCGCGACGGGCAGTTGCGTGTCGTTGATTTTTACGTGCCGGAGAGCGCGGACCTGGAGGAGTGGGTCGTTTGGCTGAATGAGCGCGGATACACCGGCAACGACTACGTTCCCCACGACATCGTCGTCACCGAATGGGGCTCTAAGCGAACCCGTTTTGAAACCCTGGTTATGCTTGGGCGGAAACCCGTGCGAGTGGCCAAGGTGTCAGTCGCTGACGGGTTGCAGGCTGGACGTGTGGCGATCAACGCCGCGGTGATGCACGAAGCCGACGACGCGCGCGGTCAGCGCATGATGGCCGGCCTCGAGGGGCTGAAAGCCTACCGGCGCGAGTGGGACGACGAACTCAAGACCTTCAAGGAAAACCCCGTGAAGGACTGGGCCGAGCACATCGGCAGCGCTTGGCGCTACCTCGGGTTGGCCTGGAAAGAAGTCCAGCCGCCCAAGTTCGAGGCGAAGAAGCCCGAGCCGGTCGTTCCTGCGGGTCATGTGCGACTGACGTTCCCCGGCCCGCCTGCGCCGCGTGATGGAAGGAAGATCACGATATGAGCGATCTGCGCTTCCGCCCCGCCCGCCCCCGAAGCGGCCTGGGATTGCTGCTCACCACATGGCTTGAGCGCCGCAAGTCTTTCGACTTTGCCGACGATGCCATCTACCAGATCGAGCACGGTATCGCCGATGAGTTCGATCGCAGGATCGGCCTCCTTGATGCTCGGTATTTCGATCAACAGGTCCACCCGGCATGAGCGCGGACGAGATCGACCCGAAGCCCGAGGACAACGACAAGTCAGCCTCTCGCTGGCTGGCGATGCTCAAGGATGCCGAGAGCGCCGATCGCTACTACCACGAGAAGGTGGACGGCATTGACCGGCTGTATGCCGACCTGAAGAAACTGAGCACGCGCGGCGGCGACCGGCAGTTGCAACTTCTCTGGGCCAACCTCGAGGTGATGAAGCCGACCGTTTACAGCCGCCCTCCCCAGCCCGTCGTGCAGCCCCGGTTCAAAGACAGGAAAGAGCTGCCTCGCAAGGCGGGTGACGTGATGGAGCGGGCGCTGATCTCCGACGTGGAGGCGGACGACCTGCACGACACGCTGCTGCTTGCGAGGGACGACATGTGCGTGGCCGCACGGGGCGTTGTGTGGCTCACTGACGGCGAGCGTGACGGCGTGCCTGTGGCGATGGCCGAGCATCTGGATCGCGCTGACTGGCGCTCAGAGCCGTCGCGCAAGTGGTCCGAGGTTGGTTGGGTTGCCCGGCGTGCGTTCATGGGCCGCCGTGAGGTGAAGGACCGGTTCAAAGAAGTCCCGCCCACGATGAAGTTCGAGGAGCGCAAGGTCGGCGACTTCAAGGGCGAGAAGAAGGCGAGCGTCTGGGAACTCTGGCACAAGGCCGACAACTGCGTAGTGTGGGTTTCCGAGGACGTGGAGGATGTGCTCGACAAGCGCGAGCCGCACCTGAAGCTGACCAAGTTCTTCCCCTGCCCCAAGCCCGCCTACGGCACGCTGGAGCGTGGCACGCTCACGCCGATCCCGGATGCTGTCTACTACCTCGACCAGTTGGAGGAGATCAACGACGCCACGGCGCGCATCGCCTCGCTGACGGACGCGCTGAAGATGCGGGGGTTCTACCCCGCCGGCATGTCGGACGTGGCCGAGGCGATCGAGACAGCGTTCAAGTCGCTGGACGATCGGGCGATCCTGGTGCCGGTCAACTCGCTTTCGTCGCTCGGCCCGAACACGTCGCTCAAGGACGCGATCGTGTGGCTTCCCGTGGTGGAGGTCATGCAGACGATCCAGGGCCTCATCGAGATTCGCCGGCAGTTGATCGAGGATGTGTACCAGATCACTGGCCTCTCGGACATCATGCGCGGCTCGACCGACCCCAACGAGACGCTGGGCGCGCAGGAACTCAAGTCTCAGTATGGCTCGGTGCGGGTGCGTGAGAAGCAGGCTGAGATGCAACGGCTCTCGCGGGACGTGATCCGCATCAAGGCCGAGATCATGGCGGAGAACATCGACATCGATGCGCTTCTGGAAATGGCTCAGGTGGACGACGTTCCGCGCAAGGCGGACATCGAGAAGCAGGCGCAGCAGATACAGCAGCAGTGCCAGCAGCAGATCATGCAGTTAGTCCAGCAGGCGATGCAGGCGCAGCAGCAACCGCAAGGGATGCCGATGCAATGAAGTACACATCATACGCTAGCACGGCGGACGACCTCGCCATCATGGTCAAGCAGTTGAGCGCAGACGCGGAACGGTATGCCGCTCGGCGGGCCGCGATGCACGCTCGGCTGGTCGAGACGATTTCCGCGGACTACCCGATTGCCATGATCGCCGACGCCCTGCTCGATGACGGGTGGCATGACGATGACTGAGACCAAGGCTATCGGGTTCGATCGCTTTGAGTGGGGCGCCATGTACAGCGCGCCGAACGGCGAGCCGATCGTCGGCTACCGTATTGGTGACGACGGGCGGGTGGTGTTCCACACCTCCAGCAACGCGACGTTTCGCCTGCCTCAACTGATAAAGACCCGGAATGCCGAGAATGCTGCCTGACCTCGCCTCCCTCCCACCGGAGGTGCAGCAGCAAGTCCAGCAGCTAGAGCAGGAATGCCAGCAGCAGCTTGCCAAGTTGCAAGAGCAGGTGACGGTCGAGCAGATCGATGAGTTGTTCAAGAGCCAGCGCCTGCGCCCGTTCGTGCTGGACATCGAGACCGACAGCACGATCGAGCCGGACCAGATCGCCGAGCGGCAGTCGCGCACCGAGTTCGCCGCCGCTATCTCGCCTGTGATCCAGCAGGGCGTTATGGCGATGCAGATGGCGCCCGACCTCGCCCCGTTCGTAGCCGAGAGCGTCCGTTACGTCGCCAACGGGTTCAAGCTCGACCGGAGCATGGACGAGGCGATCGATAAACTGGCCGAGGGTTGGGAGAACTACCAGCCCGCGCCCGAGGACAAGGGTGAGAGCCCCGAGTTGGCCCAGATGAAGGTCCAGGTCGAGCAGATCAAGGCTGAGGCCGCGACCGCGAAGGGTCAGGCGGATGTGCAGATCGCCCAACTGAAGCTCCAGGGCGAGCAGATGAAGATGCAGATGGGCCAACTGGAGGCGGAAAAGACCACGGAGGAGACGAACAAACTTCGGGCCGAAATCCAGAAGATCATGCACGACATGAAGGTGGAAGAGGCGAGCGTCCAGATCGAGCAGACCAAGGTGCAGGGCGACCAGCGGGCTGCTCAGCAGAAACTCGGGCTGGAGGCCAAGGGGCTGGAGACGGACGCCGCGATGCAGCAGGAGGATCACGCCATGCAGCGCGAGCAGATGAAGACCGACGCCACGATGCAGTCCAAGCAGTTCGCAGCCGACCAGCAGCGGGCGAAGGTCGAGGACAAGCGCGCCGACCGTGAGGTGGGCATCGCCGAGAAGATGGCCAACAAGAAGCCGGCGCCGAAATGAGCATTCAATCCCAGATCAACGCCGCCCTGTCGGGCTCGACCGTCACCATCGCGGCGGGGACGTATGCCGAGGCGTTCACGGTCAGCAAGGCGCTGCGGCTGGTCGCCAACGGCGCTGTGCTCGTGCGCCCGCCCGCGTCGGCATGGAACGCGGTCAGCATCACTGCGGGCGATGTGACGATCGAGGGCTTCGACATTGCCGGCGCTCGGGGTGACGGGATCGAGGCGAACAACGTCCGTGGCGTGACGGTGCTGCGGTGCAAGATCACCGGCTGCGGCGAGAGCGGCGTCCAGACCAATGGCTGTGACCTCGTGCGGGTCGAGGGATGCACTCTCATCGGGAACGCTCGGGACACTTGGTGCTCGGGCATCTCGCTGTACCAGAACCGGGCGCGTGGGGTGACGACCACAGGTTTCCGCAACGTCATCCGCGATAACATCTGCCGCGACAACATCACCCTGCCGGCGGGCGGTCCGCACACGGACGGCAACGGGATCATCATCGATGACTTCCAGAACAACCAGAACGGCTCAACCGCGGGGAACTACCCCTACACCACCCTGGTGGAGAACAACCTCTGCACGGGCAACGGCGGCAAGGGCATTCAGGTCACGTGGTCGGACAAGGTCACGGTTCGGGGCAACACCTGCCACGGCAACAACCGGGACGTGAACAACGACGGGACGTGGCGCGGCGACCTGTCCATCTCTCAGAGCAAGGCCGCGGCGGTCGAGCGCAACATCGTCCATTGCGTCCGCGGCACGGGCCGGCTGGCGCAGAACCGGGCGATCGACAACACGAGCACCACGAACGGCTTCAACACGACCACATGGGCGGGGAACGTCGGCTGGGATGCTGCTGGCACGCCCTCGGTGCGGACGGACGGCGGCAACGCGGTGTCGGGCGTGACGTGGGTGGACCCGAAGCTCGACGCGAACTGGCTCCCGACCATCACCACCGACGCCGGCTGGCGCCCGGCTGGGGCTCCTCCCCCGCCCCCCCCTCCACCCGATCCAGAGGAGCCCACCGTGAGCGAGAGACTGGACGCGCTGAAGGCCGCCCTTGACGCCTACATTGCGGAGATGGACGGAGCGTACGATGTGCTCGCCGCCCGCATGGCGGCGCTGGAGGCTCGCCCGATCGACCCGCAGATCGCCGTGAGGCTGGACGCCGCCGAGGCCGCGATCACCGCCCTGATCGCCTTTGAAGACGACGTGCGTAACCCCTGATGGCGAAGCCCGTCGTCGTCATGACATCAGGTGGCCAACCCGTCGTCAACGTGACGGGCGCCACCCCTGCCACACCGGTATCCTCTGGAGGCGTGGGCATCACCCTGGTCAACAACCTCGGCGTGCCGATGACGCTGGTCAACGTGGACGGGACGGCGTGGTCGGACGTGGGCATCTTCGGCTTTGCCGAGCCCGAGACACCGCCCACCACGTTCCCCGGCACGCTGCTGGTCGGGACGGAGCGGACGGGCGCTGATGCGGCCCGGTGGTCGAAGCAGAACAGCGATGCTGCCCTGACCATCTCGGCGGGGAACATCGCGGCTTCGGGCGCGCAGGCCGCGGGCCGTTACTGGCGCTACACCGACGAGACCTCCGTTCTCACCGGCACCCGTATCGCGCTTATCGCGAACATGGAGGCGGCGAGCGGCAACGTCGCCATGTCCTCGAACTTCGGGACGCCCACCGGGGGTAACAACAACAAACTCGGGTGGAAGGGCGGCACTGTCGCGGCCAACTCGGACACGTTCCCGGCCATCGGCATGTCGTGGGCGGCGGGCGTTTCGGGGTCGATGTCCGACTTCCGCGGGACCAACATCACTGCGCTGCTGGCGCAGAAGTGGTTCATGGTCGTCACCGCGGGGCAATCGAACTGGATCGGCTCGACGGCGCTCATTGACCCCGACCTCGATCCGCCGGTTGAGGGCGTGGTTGTGTATCCGGGCGCCACGAACACCTGGAGCGGGTCTACGGTCAGCGTACCGATGGCGTGCGTCGATCCCATCAATCACCAGACACTGAACGGGTCGAGTTCCGACCCAGGCGGCGGGCCGGGCGGTTCGTTTCTGCGCGAACTGCGTAAATACATCCCCAGTGACTACACGATCGTCTACGTCGCCACGAGCTACGCCGGGCAGGGCTTCAAACTCGCAGGGCTGTGGAACACGAACTCGGCGGGGACCGCCCGCTCAGGCTTCTGGACGCGGGTCCGTGAGGTGTGGGCGCTTGCCCCCGCTAACTCGGTCGTGGGCGGGCTGATCTTCTGCGGCGGCGAGAGCGACCTGGGACCGGGCAACGTGGCCGAGATGCTGGGCGATGGCGGGATGCCCAGTTTCTTCGATGAGGTACGCGACGAGACGGGCTGGGGCGAAGTGCCGATCGTCATCTCCGAAATCGGCATGGTGCCCGGCACGGCCAACCTCACCGGCATGTTTACGGCGCAGCAAAAGTTCGCCACCGGCTCGGGCGACCCGCTTGAACTCACCCGCTGCTCCTACGTGGCCCGTCCCGTAGATTCGACGTTCAACGTGGATGATACCCACTTCTTGCAGGCGACCCACCGGCAGCGCGGCATTGACGTGGCGCTGGCCCTCCGCGCCATCATTTATCCGTAGGGCGGCATGACCATTATCAATCAGACCACGCCGGGGCTGGGCCAGCACCGGGACAGGGGCTATTTCTACACGGGCGCCCGCAACGTCCTGCCGGTCGAGTATTTCGGGGCGCGGGCGGTCGGTTGGGATGACGACCCAACGGACAACCTCGCGGCGCTTCAACGGGCGATCAACTGGTCCTCGGAGGAGGGCGGCACGATCCTGCTCGGCGCGGGTGTGTACGGCATCGACGGCACGCTGCAACTCCTGTCGCACACGACCATCGTGGGCCTTGGCGGCACCACGGGCGTCTCGTGCATCCAGCAACTCGACATGAACTGGCCCTCGTGCCTCGCCAGCGTCACCAGCACCAGCCATGCGACCGGCGTGGCAAACGTGAAGCTGGTGGGGTTCATGGTGGACGGCGGCTGGGACTTCAAGAACACGTTCAACACCGGCTCGACGTGGGACTACCTGCTCGCAAGCAAGACCTCGTATGGCATCTACCTCTCCTGCCCGCTGAACTCGGGTGCTGATCTGGTCAACAGGTTCGGCTCGATCGACGCCAACAACTTCCTCTCCGATCTATACGTCACCAAGGTTGCTGGCATCGGCATCTACATGGAGGGGCGGGGCGAGTCGCGCATTCAGCACATCCGGGTTAGCTCCTGCGCCACTGACGGGTTCTACCTGGAGTCGCCCGACAACTGGATGACCGACTGCACTTACAACGTGTGCGGCAACCGCGGGCTGGTCGTCTCGGGCGGCAACGAGCGGATCATGGGCATCAAGTCCTGGTTCATCGGCATGTGCAAGGGGCAGGAAGTCACAGGGATCGGCGTCGAGTTCCCTGACGGCGCCGGCATCACCAACGTGGACGGGACCAACATCACCACGCAGGACACCTGGGGTCCGGGGATGCTGATCGAGGGCAACACGATCCGCGTCCAGGGCCGTGTGGACTGTGCTGGCGGTGGACGGCTGGAGGATTCAAACCTCGGCTACCAGGGCAACCGCACCAAGCCCCGCTCAAGCATTGAGATCGGCAACCTGAAGGACAGCCGCGTCGAGTGCGCTATCCGCGGGACAGGGCCGTTCGACCTCTCGGCGGCGGGCCAGCACCTCTACCCGCACCACGTCTACTTCTCGAACGGCGGCGCCGACCAGAACCTCATCGACATCACCTACTACAAGCGGTCGTCGGTTGACTGGTTCAACCCCACGATGATAAACGCCGTCGCCGGGGTGGCGAACGCCAAGCGGCACAACATCGTCCAGACGCAGAACGGCGACATTCTCTACGGCACGCGCACCGCGGGGGAACTCGGCGACATCGCCCATTCGGTGAACCTCTACAAGCAGTTCGGCCAGCGCGTCGTGATGAACACCGGCCAGATTGCCATCTCGAACGGCGGCACAGCGGCGGACACGTGGGTGACTACCGCGGGCGTCACATTGGCGACCCCGGCATGATCCCGAAGAACGGGCAGGAGCGCGGCCCAGACCGCTGGGATAGCGTCTCGAAGGCTTGGGTGCCGGCGCAGGAGTGGCAGCAGCGGCAGTGGGCACGCGAGGACGCGGCCTTTGCGCGGAAGTCCAACCAAGGCGAACTGTGCGCCCCGATGATCGTCCGCGACACGATGCCGCGTGACCTCCGCTCCCAGGTGACGGGGCGGATGCACGACAGCAAGTCCACGCTGCGGCAGGAGTACCGCCAGCACGGGGTTGTCGAGGTCGGGAACGACGTGCCGAAGGGCAGGCCGGCGGGCTACAAGCGCCCCGAGATAGAGGCGAAACTGACGCGCGAGGCTATCAACCGCGCGCGGCAGGACTTGGACATTCCAGGCGTGATCTCGAAAGTCGTGCCCGATCCCGAAGGGATGCGCCGCCTGCGCGCTCAAGGCAAAGTCAGCTAAAGGGTTCAAATGTCGGAAGAAATTCTGAACAGCCGTGAGGCTGTCGAAAAGGCGTGGGCCGAACTGTCTACGGACGAGCCCGAAACCGAGGTTGTCGAGGCTCCCTCCGACGATACCCCGTCCGAGGACAGCGGACGCGAGCGGGACGAGTTCGGGCGCTTCAAGTCGCGTGAGACGCCCGACACCGACCCGGAGCCGGTTGCCGTCCCCGAGCCCATCGACGCTGCTGCCCCTGTAGAGCCCGCCCCCAGCGGGTTCCAGCCGAGCGCGGCTGCGGACTGGGCGAAGACCCCGGAGAGCGTGCGCGCCGACGTGCAGCGTCGCTTCTCGGAGATGGAAAAGGGGATCACCGAGTATCGCCAGCGTTTCGAGCCGCTGAAGCGGTACGACGAGATGGCACGGGCTGGGGGCACGTCGCTGGACGTGGCGCTGGCGAACTACACGAACATCGAGCAGACGCTGGCCCGCAACCCGGTCGAGGGGATCGACCTGATCCTCCGCAACATCGGGTCGGACGTTCGCTCGTTCGCGGCGCACATCATGGGCCAGCCGGCTCCGGAGGCGAACGCGCAGGTGCAGCAGATGCGCTCGCAGATGCAGGCTATGCATCAGGAGTTGATCGGCTACCGCAACCAGCGCGAGCAGAGCGTATCGCAACAGGTTCAGGATTTCGCGACTGAGCACCCCCGCTTCGAGGAACTGTCGGAAGACATCCGCTGGCTCCTCGACACCAAGGGCGCGAAGACGCTGGAGCAGGCTTACCGCAAGGCGGAACTGCTCAACCCCATTCCCGCCGCGGCTGCTCATACCAGCGCGGCGGCTACCTCGACCCCAGAGCCTCGCAAGCCAGCAGGGTCACTGTCTATCCGTGGCGCACCGTCATCCGGCTCAAACCCGGCCCGTGCATCCGAAAGCCTCAGTACGCGCGACTCCGTAGCAAGGGCAGCAGCCACGCTCGGGATCAGCGTCTAACCCTCCTCCGAAAGGACAACCCCAATGGCGATGGTAACTGATGCCCGCCTACAGGAGCTGTTCTCGCTGGCACTGGAATACCGGACCAAGGGCCTCACCGATCTGGTGAGCAATTCCAACGTTTTCTTCAAGGAACTGAAGAAGCGCGGGAATTGGGCCACTTTCTCCGGCCCCGCCATTCGCGAGCGGCTTCTCTACCAGGAGTCTGGCACGTACACCCGTTACGCCGGCTTCGACACTCTGACCATGCTCCCGGTCGAACTCGTCAACGATGCGACCTTCACGCCCAAACAAGGCGCCGTGGCTGTCGTGCTTCCGATGGACGAAATCCTGAAGAACAGCGGCGAGAACCAGTTGATGGACGTGATGTCCGTCCACATGGACGGCGCGGAGCAGGAACTGATCGACCGCTTCACCGAGGATCT